CAATACCGAGAGCATCGTATAATCCTCCGGCATAATGACTCTGGAGAAATCCGGTCGTTTCTGCTGATTGACAGACTTACGAATCAACTGTCGGATAATCATCTCTCCATGTACAGAAGTGGCATCAATCTTTGACTCAATCGTCAAGTCAAGCATCATCTGAGCCATCTCTTCATACGTGGTTGCTCCTGCATGATTCTGGTTGTGAATCAATGCCTGAATCTTCTTCATCGGAGCCGTCAACTCATTGTTCTTTACATCCACCATGAAGACAAACTCTTCCAGAGAGATATCTTCAAAGTCCAGATAATAATACGTCTGATGGTCGAATAAATCTACCGAACCTTCCGTCATACGCATGAGTAAATCATCATGCATATAAAGCTCCTTCGTATTCGGGTCAATGAACTCAGTGACGTCCATAATGTCTTTCTTCTTACTATGAAGATTCTTCACGACATAGAATCTCGGCACATAGTAATTCAGCCGATATTCCATCTCGTCATCTGTATAGTCTCCAAGTTCTCCGGGAACTTCCTCAAAAGATTCCTCTTCGGATTTCTTTTTCTTTTTCTTCTTTTTTCCACCGCTCCCGAACTTCTTGTTCTTCTCGATGTCATCATCATCGCTACTGTAATCCGAAGATGTCAAATCACCTGCTAAGATAACCAGTGAATATAGTTCCATATCTTCCAAATTCGGATTCAGAATAATATCCGTTGTTGCAATGATGAAATACTTCTCGAACTCCTCTCCAAAGTCAATCATCTTAGAAGAGGTGCCCTGAAAATGCTTTGCGGATAATAGACCCTGCACAATCGGATTCATCTGCGTAAAGGCTGCATAGCATCCCGCAGAGTGCAAGTCTTTATTCGTATAGTAGAGTTCTCCGTAACATTCTCTACAAACACCATCCGGTGCAGCACACGTAATCGGAGAACGAATCTGGATAAATTGCCCAATTAGGTCTTTATCCTTGTCATAGTTGATTACCTTATACTCGTCGCCCTGATTGAATCGATATCTACGACCATCCAAGTTCTTCAAATGTTTATCCGAACTTACCAGAATCGGAATCGGATTCGCAGTCCGACAATCGGTAACAGTCTTACTGAGTTTCACCTGTGCACTTAAAAGCGCAACCAGAATCAGTACATAACCACCCGGTCCCATGAACTCATGGTTGGTAACGGCTGCTTTTCTTCCAGAGATATTGTTGATATAATACTTCGGAATCGAAGCCAGATTACCAGTAGTATAGTTGTTGTTAATCGGTGTTGAAATCGTAACACCATCCTCATTCGGCTTATTGCCGATAATTGATACGAACTCTGCAAGCTGGGCATTCTTAACTGCTTTTGCACCAACCATTGCACGTAGAGTCGTCAGTTCTTCGTCATCTTCAATCCGAGCAATCTGTTTTCGGTCGAATTCGTGTTTTTGTGCCTCCTGTTCTGCGGGTTGCTTTGTATCGTCAATCCGAACATACAACCCGTCATAAAAGTCCGGCATTCGTTTTGCCATATCCCGAATCTCTTCAATCGAGATAGACAACCCAATGAAGTCATTGAACTTCAAAGGAATTTTGTTGAGTAAGAAGTTCGTATCGGCAAACGTTTCGCTTCTTGTCCGATATCCAATCTTCTTCGCATAGGGTTTCGCATAGAACTTATTCATATACCCAGCAATAAACCCAGTGCTGAGCTTTCGCATCATAGGCTTTGTCACGATATGTTCATCACAAAGTGTTGACGGGTCAGCCGTTACAACCGGATACCAAAACGCCAGATTCAGAACAAAGTGACGAAACTCCAGATGCTTTAACTCTTCATCCTTGTCATCATGAAACTTAAAATACACGGGATGTTCCCGGAACTCTTTGTGTTCAAATCCATGGAGTTCACTCAAGATAAGACTATTATAGAAGTTCTGATAGAACTCCTTATAATACTCCGGGTCACCACGCTCATCACCCAAACGCCTACCTTCTTCGATAATGTCATCAATGATGAAAATCTTATCTTCAAGCATCTTCAAAATCTCTTTCGCCTCAGGTGTCATCTCTTCGCTAATCTTATTGACGTCAAAGTCATCATAGACTTCTAACCCTTCTTTTAAGATCATGGCTCTCTTACCTCCCTTTAAAATACTTTCATGCATATACCAATTTGTGAACTACGTCACAAAAATACATCGGTCTACACATTCGCTACTTTAATATAGGAATGAAAGAATGAATGAGGGAACATTTTCATTTCCTCATTCATTCTATATAAGCTTACCTCAGGATTTACTTTACTCCACTGGGAGTTGCCTGATTGTTGATCTTGCTGGACAGCTTGGTTGCAATCGAATTGAACTGCTGTTTTACTTTTGTCGGCGGCTTGATGTCTCCAGCCAGAGCCTTTTGTGTCTCTTTCTGGGAACGTGTCAATACACCCTTTGCCTTCTTCACCTTCGGGTGATTGCCAGAAGCCTTGTTTGCAGTCTGATGCATACGGCTTCTTGCCCGGGCTGCATACTTCTTCTCCAGTTTACGCAGTAAGAACTTCTCCATCCGCCAGATAGTCTCCAGCTTCTTGTAGTCCTTGTTGTCATCATCTTTTGCACACTGTAAGATTGCCAGCTTGTAAGCTTTCTGCTTTTTCGCCTTTTTATCCAAACGAACGATAGATACCTCCATAAGCGGTATATCATCCGGCAGCGTGCCTTCCAGCAGTGCGCCTGTCTGTTCGGTTGCGATATCATCTTCCGCATCCTCTTCGCAGGCTTCCTGAATTGCCATCGCAAGCAGGCTTGACATGTCGGCTTCAGTCATGCTTTCAAAGGTGGGTGTGCCAAGCTGCACAGAGTCACCCTGCATTAAGCTACTCAGATTAGACATGATAATCGTCCTCCTTCCTGTAATTTTACTGAAGTGTTAATTTCTGTTGTTCTATTAGGCACCCGTACAGTTAAGACTAATAGAAAACGGAGCCGTTGGAACTTCGGAAAAACAGTATACCGTAATCTTATCGACTGCGGTAATAATGCTGTCGATGCACCCGTAGGCAGTACGCTCAGCGTCCAAAGCATCCGCAGTTGTAGCAGACGATACCAGACCTACGATGGGGTTATCAGATTCGGTCATTCCCTTCACGGTAATCGTTTGGTAATAACCATCCCCACCGGTGTTCTCGTTCCAGCCGGTAGTCGGAATAGACACCACATATCGTCTTGTATCATCTAATTGATTTTGGATGTTGCCTTTGAGTCCTGAGAGTTTCTGTACGTCGACATCGATTTCTTCCAATAAAGTACCGTCTTCATTAGAAGCCAATAACCTTCCACCATCGAGCGAGGATAATCCGGTTCCACCCTTTGTTGTCGGAAGCGTACCTGTCACCATGTTCGTGGGGACAATCGGATAAGTTTTATCGTTAATCACCACGACAGGAATCTCCACAACGGGTAACCCAGATGAAGCCGCTGATGCTGCTTTAAGAGGTGCCTGAACTACTTCATCACTTGAACTTGCGGAACTCGCATTTTCATAAGTAGCCATGTTACATATACCTCCTTGTAAGTCATTTATTCTTTTGTTGATTACATAGATTCTTGTGTTTCAACCATGGGCTTAGAACGATATTAACCAACCAAGTGGTGAGATTCTTGGTATCTAAAGACCCACTTGACATCTCTATAATCACTAAAGGAGGTGGTCTAATTTTGGTAGACATGAATATCTTGGCACAATCAAAGTTTCTACACGACTGGGTTGAAGATAACGTCATTTATTCCAAACTACAATATCCGCAGGCAAAGGAAGCAGACCTACGAAAGATTCTGACCGATATCGCTGCGGAACACATAAACAATCACAATGCATATCTCCATAATGATTATCAGGACGATATGCGTGTAAATACAAATCTCTTACAATTATACGATTGGTTCTATAAGAGCAAACCAATCGCAGCAGGGCATGGTACATTCTTTTACAATCAGGATATCCGTACATCCCCGATACAGAATGTCATTGATGGTCGTATCGCTGCACGTAAAGAATATCAGAAAATCCGTGACCAATACATTGGACCGGGTGGTGATACGTCTTCTTATGAATATCAATATTATGAAATGATGCAGATGGAAGCGAAGGTTAAGATTAACGCCATCTATGGGTCGTTTGGAGCAAAGACCTTCCAATTATATAACATCTATACCGCAGCAAGTACCACCGGTACTGCGCAATCCCTTATATCAACCACGGCTATGGCATTTGAGGCATTCTTGAATAATGCCGTGAAGTTTAAGTCCTTGGGTGAGTTGGTAACCTTAGTTGGAAATGTTTTGGTAAAGGATGAACATAAGCTATCCATCGATGGATTACGACCGATTAAAGATACAGAAACCGTCTTTAATCTTTGGAAGAGCCAGTTCTGGGAGTGGCATGATAGTTACGAACCCGTAATGCGAAATCTATTACGGAATCGGAGTGTGGAAGATTTGACCAGACTCTATTATATCAACAATTTATTTGGATTGGTTGAGAATGATTTGATTCGGTCTCGACTGATTCGTATCTATAATGTAACGACTTCGTTCCGTAGTCCAAACGAGATTCCGGAGAATATCAAAGAAGACTTAGAGTTCATCTGGGATTATTGCAGAGAGTTCGTCTTCTATAATCATGCGTATACGGAACAGATTGACCGATTGAAACATGACCCGAGGTCAAGAGTTATCTTGATTGATACGGATAGTAACGTTATCAATATTAAGCCTTGGGTAGACTGGACGAAATCAAACGTTTGGTTGTATTCAACAACGTCTATGGACGAAACCGATATGCAGTTTTGTAGCGTAAACATTCTGGCTTATTTAGTAACTCGAATGGCAAGAGAGTTACTAGACCGCTATGCAAGTGACTGCAATGTACTACCTCGGTTCCATAAACGGTTAAACACAAAGAACGAGTTCTACTTCCCGAAGATTCTACTTGCAAACGTAAAGAAACGTTACATTGCAAATATCAAACTGCGTGATGGAAAGCAGATAAACAAGATTGAGTTAAAGGGGCATGACTTTAAGAAGGCTGGAGTAAATGCAAGTATCGAGTCTGAGTTAATGGGTATTATCAAAACCAACATTATCAATGACCCGTTGGTCAACGTTGTTGGTTTGATGAAAGATGTAAACAGTTTGGAGAATCGAATACGAGAATCCATCCAGAATCGGGAACGCACGTATCTGGTTCGTATGAACTGCAAAGTGGCACGATCTTACAAAGACCCATATTCACAAGGTGCCTTTACCGGTCCACTCTTATGGAATCTCATTAACCCGGATAATGTTATCATGGTTCCGGATAAATGTGATGTGGTGTTCCTAAATATTCCGTCTGAGAAAGTCTTGGATGAGAAGTTAGCTCCAGAGTTTCCGAGGGAAGCTGAGATTATAAGGAAGAACATCTTCCATGGGGGAATTCCCTCATTTGAAGAAAAGGGTGTAAGCTATTTAGCACTACCCAACGACAACTCAAAGATACCGGAGTGGGTATATCCAGTCATTGATACCGAACGAATCGTAACCAGAAACGCTGGTACGTTCTATCCGGTATTAAAAGCATTGACGTTCATTACCATCAGTGCGGGTGATAATGAATACTCATCAAATATCCTAAACGTCTAATAGTAAGTTAAGACGTGCAAAACAAAGTTACAAAATGATTGAAGGAGGATTTTCATCTATGCCGTACTATAATAACTATAACAACAAAGATTCCGAGAAATCGGAAATACAGACCAAAGGTATGCGGGTAACAAACGGACAGTGTGCTTGCCCGATGGCTCTGGAATGGGGCTATCAGAGAGACATGTTAAAGCTGATTTTCAGCCCGGAGT